TTACTCTCTGTTGTGATGTATTCTAATTTATTAAATACATCAAATTTATGAACTGAATTTGGTTTGTTCATGCTGAACTCCTTATTACCTATTCTGTAATCCATGTTAGGTGTCTATAGGTATTAGTATATATATATATGTTTATATACATAACATATACACTTGTGTTGGCAACACCTGGCGACTTAGAGTCAATGAAATTTTGTTTACAAAATTAGGGAAGGATAAATGGTAGGGGCCCATTTATGGGAAGGCAACCGTTTATGTTCACGGTCATTTACTCGACAGGAGAAGACGAGATAGCGTTATAGGAATGTAATGCTAAATACCAGGTGTTACAATATAAGGGTATATTATATATCCCTCGCCGGCGGAACCCATTTAAATGAAAATGTAGATACGAATATTAAAATGTATAATTATGCATAAAAATGTATATTTATACATTCTATAAAAATGCTGAAAAAAGATGAATTACAAACTCGTGAGTTCTAAAAATAAAAAAGGTCAAAATAGTTATTAAATTTGGTGCTTTATAATTTAATAACTATGATACCATAAATATAATAACTATTATATATATTTAATAACTATTTTAATAAATCATATAATATAAATATATATATGTGTGTGTATATAGGGGGTATCGAAGAAGGAAAATGGGTTTTGGGAACTGAAAATAATAGTTATTAAATTCGGCGACCAATAGTTATTATTTTTGTTAGTTTAGTGTAGTCAAGGTGATTTAGTTATTAAATTCATCCGCTCATCATGTTGAGAATGTGTTGCAAGAAAATGTATATATATGCATAGGGGGTGGGGTTTAAAATTGGTTAAAGAAAAAGATAGTGGTATATATATATATAAGAAAAGGTTTGTTCGTTTTAGTAAAATATCATTTAATTTACTTTACTTCTTAAATCATTTCAGTTATAATGTATTTAACAAAGGAGAAAAAATATGACAGCAGAGAATAAAATTTCAATCATCATCACCCAGGACCTTACCAACGGGGAGCTAAAAGTTTCTTCAGAGGGTAAGAGGTTATCATTCCCTATAGCGGCTCAGATGGTCCTATCAGCACTTAGGGGGCTTAAGGATAACATCTTAACAAACATCCTCTCACTACCTGAGCAAGAGTTTGTTGCTAGGTCCTTCCCTAACTCAACGGTTCCGGAACATCTAGTCAACTTAACTCCAGAGCAGTTAAGGGAGGAGGTTGCCCTTAAAGCTGAGGGAGAGATGTATGACTTATTAAATCTTTCCATCTCAAATTTCTTAGATGTGGAATTCCCTAGGGTTAACTCAAAGTTATCCCTAACAGAGCAAGCTGCGGAGCAAGCTGGTTTAGATAACTCGGCCACGCCAGAGGAACTTGTGCAGGCAGAGAACGATTTCATCGAAAACAATCCTGAGCTAGCTGCTCAAACACAAGAGCTAGAGCCTAAGAAGATTCTAAGGTTACACTTAGACAAGAACGGTAAACCGACAGCTCATCCCGGTAATCTAGCGGGGGGCTCCAATAGGGCCACACGCAGGTTAAATAAAAAATAAAAAAAAGGAGAAAAAAATTATGAGACATTTTGCAACTACGAACAACTTATCGGGCGTTATTAAAAGAACATCCATTACACCTGGGGCTACTATTATAACTAAAGTATCGGAGGCTGAAGCTGCCGCACTGGCTGCCATACCTACATACTTCTCAGCAACGGTTGACCCTAACCCGGGAACGGACAACACTTTTAAAATTGCTTTTAGTACTGCACCAGTTAGAGGTAAGTACGCTTTTGGCACTGTTGTAACTATCACTAAGCAAGCTGGATTTGCTATTAGCTCTGTTTTAGTTAACGGAGAAGCGATAGAAGAAGCTGATGATGCTTTTACTTTCACTATCACTGAACCAGTGGACATAGATGTTATTACACTAGCGTTATTCACAGTTACACTTGACCCTGCAACAGGAAACTTCACAGCTACATACGGCACAGAAGCTATTGGCGGTAAGTACACGGCCGGGACTGTTGTGACTATTGAAGCAGCTGAGGGCCACGAGATTACAGCACTTACCGTAAACTCAGAAGCTGTTACAGGTGTAGAAGGTGTTTACACTGTTGAAATTACAGCTAACACAACTATAGCTATCACAACCGCTGAAATCCAAGTATAAGAGGGGGACCTGTGGGCATCCTTACAGAAACCAAACACTACTGCCCAAGATGCCACACCCTGATGGAGTCGAGTAAGACTCTATCGGGGTCTTTTTCACGCTTTTGGAAAGAGTGTCCGAGATGCAACACTTATGCTAATCTTTTCAGACCGCAAGCACATCAACAGCTTTTCCACACAGACCCACACAGGTTTAAGGGTAACTTCGGTGGATATGGTTCAGGTAAAACCAGTACATCTCTTCAGGAATTTTATAAGCATATGTTTTTAACACCTGGGGGTACGGGTTTAATCGGAGCTGCTATTTACCCGCAGATTGCACAGACAATTAAGCGTGACCTTGAGGAGGACTTTCCCGTTCACCTTATAAGAGACCAGTCCGTTCAGCAGAGCTATATAACCTTTGAGAATGGATATCGTTTATTATTCAGACCTTTAGATGATGCAGGTAAACTGCGTTCATTGAATCTGGATTTTATATGTATAGTTGAAGGCTCAGAGGTTAAGCCCGAGTTCTACTCTATTGCGAAGACCCGTCTTAGAAATATGGCGGCAACAACACTAGACCCGAATCAGCCATATAGGCCACACCCGGACGATGCGAGTATTGCGGTTCCTAATGTTGTAGCGGACTGGAGACAGTTCCTTACAGAATCCAACCCCGATGCGGGCTGGGTTAAAAGCGATATAGTTGATAAGGCAGGGCTTATAATAAAGAACGGCGGAGCGTTATACAACCCACCACCAATAGAAGACCCAGATGATGTTGACTTAGCACTTTCAGCACACATAACCGCCACTGATGCAAACAAATATTTACCTGCGACCTATTTCAAAGATAACTCTAAAGGTAAACCACAGTGGTGGATAAATAGGTATTTATTAGGTTCTTTTGCATATAGCGAGGGGTTAGTTTACCCATCAGCTATTATGAACGCTAACACAAATGTTGCACATATTGTTCCAACAAAGAACCCACCCAAGGATGCTAAATATATCTTAGCACACGACTACGGGTTGTCAAACCCGGCGGGTGTATTGCTAGGGTATATAGACCCAACTAGGAACAAGCTTGTTATACATAAGGAATATAAGAAAGAAAATAATAACATTGCAGAACTAGCCGCCACCTTAAAACAGATAACACAGCCCGTCCCACAGGGAGCTTGGCTACGCCCATGGATAATTGACCCTAAATCTGGGTCGAAAAGGGATTATAATAAGAAATCTTTAATAGACCACTACGCAGAGTATGGCATATACTTCACACCTAGACAGGTTTCAGTTGATGCAGGTATATATAAGACTAATACATACTTCGAATTGGACTATATTGAGATTGAAGACTCCTGCCCACAGTTAATTAAAGAGCTACAGAACTATAGGTTTCCGTCGGATAACACTTCTAGCTCCGGGAAAGGAGACAAGCCCGAGGATAAAAACAACCACTTATGCGACCCGTTGCGTTGGATGGTTATGGAATTACCCAAAGACCCACGCCTACTAGCGTATGACGCATACGCATCAGACGGTAGAGCACTAAAAGAAACTGTTGAGAAAGACCTTATCAGTGCTAAGTTAATTCTTGCAGATATGGCCCCAACATACTCACAAACAGTTGACAATTACAGCAATAGCTTCTATAATAATGATAATAACGAAGGAGGACAACTATGGTAGCAACAATACTTGTCTCTATAGCAGTGGTATCTGCTGTCGCCCTTTTATGTTTCAAGGGTATTAAAATTAATTTTAATAAAACATTTACAATAAACGACAACCGTAAAATGCTTACGGCAGAACAAACACAGGCTTTAGAGAAAAAATTAAATCCCGATAGAGTGGAAGACGATAAAGATGAGACTCCAGCGGGAGCCCCTATGGATTCAGTGCTTGGAACCATTGCAGAAATCTTTGGCCCCGAAGATAAAGATGGGGAGGATAAGAAATAATGAAAGAAGATATCAGAGTTGAAGGTGGTATTGGGCGTTTAACCCAAGACTTTTCCACAATGATAGCTCGTTACTCCAGAGAACACAAAAAGATTCGTATCCTCGATGCTATGATGCAGGGGGATATGTGGCGTGTTCTAGGGGCTAAGTTTCCTAAGTACCAGATTCTACCCGATACAAATGACATAGCATTTATTACAAATAATATGGTAGCCTCTATCTATAGCGTGTCTAAGATAGCGGATATTCTTCCGACCTCGGAAAAAGATGTACAAATTATATCAGATATAAACATGGCAATGGAACACGAGTGGCAGATTGCTCAAGTAGCACAGGCTCAGCGTTCAGCTGGTTTTAATTCAGCTCTGTTTAATATAGGTATTACACAAGTTGGTTGGGACGATGATATTATACCTAACATGACCGTTAACAATGGTTCAGTTAAAGTAAGGAATATACACCCTCTTAAATTTATGCGTGACCCTTTTGCAGCAAACTTAGACGAAGCAGGTTATTGCTGTGTATATGAAAGACACCACAAATCCACCCTTATGTCTAATAGCAATTACAAAGATAAGTTTAAAGCATTCTTAGAAGAAAACAAAGCTCCTGAGAATATGTTTACACCAGATATGAGAGATAGTAACAATATACCTTCTTCTACAGACGACTACTTTAATCTTATTACATTCTGGTATAAGGTGGAAGTTAATGGTAAAATTGTAGTAGATGAGTATCACACTATTGACGGTAAATATTTACTGTACTTTAAACACGATATTAAACCAAGTGTCTTTCCTTTTGCTGTATTGTACTGTAATGACCCACAAGAATCCCTTGTAGGTAATTCAGAACCAGCAAGAGCGGTAGCTAATAGCGTAGCAGCTAATGTTATGGACTCAGAGAACTTAACCAATGCTTACCGTAAAATGCACCCTATTAAATTTGCTAATGCACAAAGTAATCTTAATCTTAATAGTTTTGCAGAACATGCAAACGATGCGGATTATACCTTTGTTGTACAGGGTGACGCTAGACTTGCAGTACATTACCCACTATACCCTGAAATTGACCCACAAGGTGTTAACATTCAAAACCGTTTGAAGCAAGATATAGAAAGGGTGTCTGGTGTAGATGGTAGATACACAGGTAGAAATACAGGCTCTATTACTACAACGGGTGGAATGCAAGAAATGGTAGACCGTATGACCCTGATTGATGTACCTAGAATAGATAGACTTGAGGATTATACTAAGAAATTAACAGAACTTATTCTTAAAAACCTAATAGAGTTTGCTCCTAAGCGTACCTATTTAATACCTAAAAAGAATACACCACTAAATAAAATGGAATATACCAAACAAGAAATTGATTTTCCAAAGATAACAGGCGATGGCGGAAAAGCCGTGTTTAAATATCAAATACATATTAGTGCTGATTTACCTAAGAATCGACAAAGAATTGCAGAAATGGCAAATCAACTAATGGAAAAACAAATGCAATACAAACAGGCTGGAGAGGAAGTTGACCTTATTACTCCCGAAGAATGGTTGCGATTACAAGATATCCCAATTCGTGAACAAATGCTTGAGCGTATGGGATTGCAAAGACAACAAAACGCTGTTGAAGACACTTCGCAAGTATTGTTTGAGTATGCAGAACTTACCCGCCAAGGAATGGACCCCGAACAAGCTATGCTTGCAGTTGCAAATAGTTTGAACAATAAACGACAAGGGCTTGAAGACGCACAGCCTTCTCAGCTTGAACAGATGGGAGTGCCAATGACAGACCAGTCTGGCACTTTCCCGAGTCAATTCGGGCAAGGCGGTAACGGGGAAGCACCGCTCTTAGAATAATAATAGTAATTAAAATAAAAAGATGTATAAATTAGTTGCATCTTTTTTTCTTTTATGGTATATTCTTATTAGTAGGTATGGGACCGCACCCCTCAGTGTGTGTAACTTACTCTCCGTTTCTTTCGCCTGAGAAACAAATAAGGAGGTCAAAGGTAGAATGACTGAACAAGAACAAGAACAAGTAAAACCACAAGCTCCAACACCCGAGCAAGGTGCATTGGAGCTAGGAGAATTCATCTCCAGAATGACAGAAGGGCTAGAAGAGAATCCCGCAGCAAATACCGATAGCCAAAAGCAACCAGCGACTCCACCCGTGGAAGACCAGGGTAGCAAACCAAACGCTTCGGAAGGTGCACCGATAGATAAGGAATCTCAATCTCCTAACTCTGCCAACAAGGACGACAAGGCTCAACCAGAGAACGCTTCTGCTCTGAAAGAGGACAAACAAACTGTAGATGTCGAAGAACATTTTGATAAAAGTAGCAAGGCCTTTGCACAATTACGCATAGAAAGCAAACAGAAAGATGCCGACTTTATGAGGTTAGCACAACTTGCTGGGTTTGATGCAAAGACGCCAGAAGAAGCTAGGTCACAACTTAATATACATTTAACTAAGTTTGAGGCGAAAAAGCAAAATGTAGACCCGCTAGTATTACAGCAACTACAGCAAAGAGAAGCACAAATAGCTGAACAAGAAAAACTCCAGCTAAGACAGGAAGCTCGTACAGGATTTGACAAGTTGAAGACACAATTTAATTTAGATGAAACTAAATTAGTTGCATTTGCACAACAACTGCAAACCGCTGGTATCAATCCGTTTGAGCAGAGGGTAAATCTAGAGCACGAATATAAACTTCGCAATTACGATACCTTACTTGCAGCAGCAAGAGAGGCCGGTAGACAAGAAGAGATTGCTCGTAGGACCAAAGCACAAACAAGTGCCACTACACCTTCAGGTAAGGTGGGGGGCACACAAGACGCAGGCGAAAGTTTAGATTCTGTAGAGAAACTGAGAGCTTTTCTAGAATCAAAATAAAATAAAAGACGGAGGGAAAAATTATGTCTTTAATATCTACAAGCGATATCAATACATATATCGCAAAAGCGAATGAACAAATCGCTAAGTACGGTACACAGAAACTTAATCCTGAAGTGTTCTATAGTTTACAACTATTAGATACAATCAGATTAAGTCAAGATAACTATTTATATTACAGGTATGCTGATAGTGTGCCGATTCCGAACGGCAGTAACAAACTGATGGTTCGTAGATGGGCTCCACTACAAGCACACACCACACCTTTGGTTGAAGGTGTGCCACCAACTTCTGATAAAGGAAGTATGGAGTACTACGAGATTGGTACAAACCAATATGGTCGCTACATGGAATTCTCCGACAAGGTTGATTTCAAAATTGTTGACCCTATTCTTGTGCACTATACTCGTGAGTACGCTACTGTTGCTGTTGAAACCCTTGACTTGCTTGCAAGAGAAGTTTTGTTTGCTTTAGCAAATAAAGTTCATGCAGGCTATGTTGCTGGGTTTGAAAACTTAACTGTAGCAAGTAAACCAACAATCACCGACCTAAGAAAAATTGTTTTAAGTTTGAAGAAACAGTTAGTTAAACCGAGAAGTAACGGTGCTTATCATGTTATCGCAGGACCAGATTTCTATTTTGATATGGTGTCTGACGCTACGGTTGAAAAGTTCATGACTATTAATCAAAAAACTTATACAATGTATAACAACACAAAACTAGTTCCTATGTTTGACTTGGAGTTCTATGAGACTCTTGCTTGTCCTACTTCTGGTGAATTCACTAAGATGGTAGATGGCACAGCTACGAAAGCTATTAGAGTTATAGGTATTAAGTCTAATGGGGATAAGGTTTATGGAACATTACATGAAGGCTTGGAGTTATCAGTAGCTAGGGCTACTGCTAACGGCCCATTCGCAGTGGG